GAGGATGGAATAAGAAATGATTTTCAACTTATGCTCGATTTGAATATTAGATATGGACTAGTTGATGATTGGGTTCAACCAGTGAATGGATTTAAGTCTGTTCCTACCGTTTGGCACGAAGAATTTCAAGACAAGTTAAAAGTTAAAACAGCTTTTTACAGAGAGGCTATTTTTCAAGAGCAACACATCCCAATGGTCCTTGTAGAAAACAAAAATTTCAAATGAAAGATTATTACTGGTTAAACGAAGATTCAAAACAGTTCCTTGAAAGAGGCTATCTACAGAAAGGAGAGAGTCCTAAAAAAAGAATAAGGGCTATCGCGGAGGCGGCTGAAAAGTATCTTAGGCAAAGCGGATTTGCAGATAAGTTTGAAGATTATATGAAGAGAGGTTTCTACTCTCTTTCAAGTCCAGTGTGGTCTAACTTTGGCAAGGACAGAGGTCTTCCTATATCTTGTAACGGCGTATACATTGATGATAAAATGGATTCCATTCTTCGCAAACAAGCAGAAGTTGGAATGCAAACCAAGCATGGCTCAGGAACATCTGGTTACTTCGGAGACTTAAGAGGAAGAGGTGTCCCAATTAGTGTAGGTGGAGTTTCCGCAGGAGCAGTATATTTCATGGAACTTTATGATAAAGTTGCAGCGATTGTTTCGCAAGGTCATGTAAGAAGAGGCTCTTTCGCAGCTTACCTTCCAGTTGATCATCCTGACATAGAGGAGTTCTTGAGAATAAGAAGCGAAGGCAACCCTATTCAAGAAATGTCCTTTGCTGTTTGTATTGATGATAAATGGATGGAATCAATGGTTGAGGGAGACAAAGATAAAAGGAAAGTTTGGGCCAATATTATAAAGAAAAGATTTGAAACAGGTTATCCTTATATTTTCTTTACAGACAATGCTAACAATAATGCACCTCAAGCATATAAAGATAAAAAGCTTAAGATTCACGCTTCTAATCTTTGCAGTGAGATTGCGCTCCACTCATCAGAAGATGAATCCTTTGTCTGCTGTTTATCTTCTCTAAACTTGCTCAGATGGGATGAGATCAAAGAGACAGATGCCGTAGAAACACTTGTTTGTTTTCTTGATGCAGTTATGGAGGAATATATCTACAAAACAGAAAATATTCCCTTCATGAAATCTTGCCATAACTTTGCCAAAAGACAAAGAGCATTAGGTCTTGGTGTTTTGGGCTGGCATTCATTACTGCAATCTAAGAGTATTGCATTTGAGGGTTTAGAAGCACAATTTTTAAATGCAGAAATCCACAACATCATAAGAGAGCGTTGTGACAGAGCCACTTCAAAACTAGCAGAGGAGTTTGGAGAACCAGAACACCTTCGCGGTTACGGCAGACGCAATATGACCACTATGGCGATTGCGCCGACTACATCTAGTTCGTTTATTCTTGGTCAGGTTTCTCCTTCTATAGAGCCATTAAATAGTAATTATTTTACCAAGGATTTAGCCAAAGGTAAATTTACATATAAAAATCCCCACCTAGAAGAGCTTCTTGAAGAAAAGGGCAAAAATAATACGACTACTTGGAAGTCGATTCTAGTAAAAGGAGGATCAGTTCAACACTTAGATTTTCTGTCAGATCACGAAAAAGACGTATTTAAAACTTTTGGCGAGATTTCTCAAAAGGAGATTGTAATACAAGCCGCACAAAGACAAAAATATATTGATCAAGGCCAGAGCTTAAATGTGATGATATCTCCAAAATGTCCTCCAAAACAAGTAAGTGAGTTACTTATATTTGGCTGGGAACAGGGTGTAAAGAGTTTTTATTATCAAAGAAGTGCTAACCCTAGTCAGGAATTAGCCAGATCAATATTAAATTGTTCCTCTTGCGAGGGGTAGTTCCCACTGGTATTTTTTTCGTGTAGAAAATCATACTATGACCGACCTACACTCCATAACTGACGAGGAAATCGAGAACCCTCCCCCCGATTTTGACACTGATGAAACACTCGCCTATATACTTGGGCGCATCAGCGAAGAGATTATTGAGGATTAGTTGACAAACACTACAACTAATTCTACAATAGGACAGGTCGAGGATTTGTTTCCTTGAGGTCATAGTAACCTCTGGGTCTTATACTTAGGCCCAGAGGTTTTATGTCTAAAATATTATCCATTCATCTTGGTCACGATTCTAATGTAACTTTTTTAGATACAGAAAAGAAAGACTGTATCATTTTTGAGTTAGAAAGAATCTATGAGGAAAGATACTACAAATTTCCCACTGATCAGGCAAATTGTAATGCAGTTTTAGGAGATTTATTGAATCTCTTAAAAAAGAAGAACATAGAGAACAAATTTGACATGCTCGTTCTAAGCAAGGATGAGCCTACAATGAATTTAGATTTTTCTTTATTAAATTATTCTAGATTAGTTTTCTGTGATCATCATTTAGGTCATGCCATAGGAGCTTACTCATTATCAGATTTTGATGATTGTTGCATTTTGTCTTATGATGGATCAGGTAATGATGGGTGTTTTAATTTTTATAGCTTTGATAAAAATAAATTTTCTATTATAGATAAACTAGAAACAAATGTTGGCTGGGGGTATCAGGTTTTATCTAAATATGTTTTAGATGTTTCCGCTAAAACAAAAGTAGATTTAGCTTTGGCGGGAAAACTTATGGGTTTCTCTGGGTATGGAACTCCTATAGAGGCGGTGATTCCCGCAATGAAGGAGTTTATGGAAGTTTACTTTATTGATCATAAACCAGAAAAATATCAAAAGTTTTTTAATATTATAGGGATTCCAAGCAATCAAGCCATCCTATCTGGAACTATGGGAGCATCGTTTGCCGCCACTATACAGAAAGCTTCAGAAGAATTAGTTTTAGAATTTTTTGATAAACACGGTTTTCCAGAAAGGCTTTGTCTAACAGGCGGCTGTGCTTTGAATATTCTTATAAATCAACAAATTAGAGATTTAGGAGTTAACTTGTTTATTCCTCCTAACCCAAGTGACTGTGGATTATCATTTGGTTATGCGGTTTATGGCAACTGGTTGATTACTAATGAATTTTACAAATCAAAACCAATAACATACTCTGGTTTATGGATTGAGGACTCTGACGAATTACCTAAAATTGCAGAAGAAAGAAAAGCTTCGACTGTTGATTTAGCTTCTTTAGCAGAGCAGATAAAATCTGGCAAGATAGTTGGTGTTTGCAGAGGAGGCTCTGAAGTTGGGCCTAGAGCATTGGGAAACAGATCCATACTGTGTGACCCTATATTCCCTCAGATGAAAGACACACTAAATGCAAAGATCAAAAAAAGAGAGTGGTATAGACCATTCGCAGGTATGTGTAGACTAGAGGACGCTCATAAGTTTTTTCATGTAGAAGAAAACCAAGAGTGTGATTTTATGGTTTATTGCCCAAAGGTCAGAGAAGAATACAAAAAAGATCTTCTGTCCATAACACACATTGACGGAACCTGTAGACTACAGACAGTTACCAGAGAACAGAATCAGTTTATATATGATCTTTTAAGTCAGGAGGCTTTCTCAAAAACTCCTGTGTTGCTTAATACATCTTTTAACGTAAACGGCAAACCAATATTATCTAAAGCTAAAACAGCATTAGAAATTTTAGACACTACAGAAATAGACTCTGTTGTTATCGAAGACTTTATTTTTTCTTAACATGATTAATGTATTGGTTACAGAATCTGGTGGACCTGCCGCTATAGGATTAATTAAAAGTATTAAAAAATCAAAATATAAAGCAAAAGTTTATGCTGTAGATGCTAATAAACTTTCTGCTGGTAATCTTTTAGCAGACGAAGGGATTACTGTTCCTTTGGCTTCAGATGAAGAATACCTACTAAAACTTCTTAAAATTGTAGTAAGTAAAAAAATACATTTAATCATACCGACAGGAGAACATGATCTTGTAAAACTATCTTGGAATAAAGACAAATTCAAAATGAATGGCTGTCAGGTATTTTGCTCTGACACATTTGCGGTTCAAACGTGCCAACAAAAACATAGATTTTATGAATATCTAAAAACAAAAGATATAAATTTGCCTCTGAGCATTAGGGGGCCATTTATCAAAAAACCAATTACGGGCAGTGGTAGTAGAGGCATTGAAGTGTCTAATTCTAGAGATACCATGATACAAGAGTATATTTCAGGCATAGAATATACAGTTGATGTCTTTTGCGACATGGAAAGCAATATTATTTCTCATGTTATAAGAGAAAGAGT